TAGTTCAAGTATAGGCAGATCAGTATTGTCTCCTATATGCCGATTATAGCCCAGACCCCATCCATAGATTTTGATTCCTTTTTCTGTGGCATATTTTAGGGCGTAGTTAATCCGGCCATTCCAATCGGGGCAAAAATTAAGCAATCCACCACCACCGATAATGATTGTTTCGTTGCAGGTTTGGATTTTGTCATTGAATTTAGGGTCGTCCAGATCAAGCGAACTATGAGGCATGTCCCAATATTGTAGTGGACATGCCGCCATATCTCCGGTGTTGTCTTTATTGATGCGATGGATAACCAGCATTTCTATTTCCTTCTTTTGTTACTAATAGCACTATACAGCTGCTTATACGGTTTGTCAAATTCGATTCCTGCGCTATAGTAGTAGAATGATTACAGTAGAGTTAAATCGTCACTATAAAGAGAATGAGGTAACGCTTCAGTGCGGGGAGGCGATTTATGCCGCGTTAAGGGAGGATGGTGGATTGCAGAGGGCCTTGACGGAGCAGGTGGAAAACAGGATGGCCATTGTGCGGTATTGGGGGGTTACGGGCAAGCGCAATAAGAACAACACGGTCTTTCATGCGTATATGGATGGGGGCATTATCCGGTTGAGTTTCTATAAGAAGCGGACTACATTTTTAACGTATGAGGAGGCTTATCTTGTTGCCTGTAAGCTGCTTGATACTCCCGGTATAGCCAATGTCCAGATCAATGAGCACATGGAAAGACAGGAAATAAGGAAGGGGTTGGACTTTGGCGATACAACTGACTGAAAAACAGAGGGCCGGGCTGAATCTGCTGTCTGATCCTGAAAAGACAAGGATTCTATTTACAGGCGGATCGCGTTCGGGCAAGACCTTTTTGATTATTGAGTATCTTCTTCAGAGGGCCTATCAGTATCCGGGATCAAGGCAGCTCATTGTGAGAAAGCACCTGGTCGATACCCGTAATTCAATCTGGTATGACACGCTGAAAAAATACCTTGACTTATATATACCAAAGTGCGATTACAGCTTAAGGCAGAGTGAGTTGCGTGTTGTTCTCTCCAATGGTTCAGAGATATGGCTTGCCGGATTGGATGATGGGGACAGAAGCAGTAAGATTCTTGGCAATGAGTATATCACGGTCTTTTGCAATGAGGCCGTACAGTTGCAGTATTCGGTTATCCAGACATTGATTACCCGATTAGCCCAGAAGTGCATTGATTCGGATGGCAATGTGGCGGTTAACAAGCTGGTGCTCGACTGCAATCCTACCTACCCCCGCCATTGGTTGAAGATATGGGGGGAGGACTTCAAAGACCCGGAAGCCAAGCCCCCCCGTACTCTCAAGGATGCAGATAAGCATGCCGTGCTTCATTTCACTCCCTACGATAACATAGACCACTTGCCTGAGGGGTATATTGAACAGCTTGATGCCTTGCCTTATATCCAGAGAGAGAGGATGCTGTTTGGCAGATGGTGTGGCGGTGAGGGTGCAATCTTCAAGGAGTTCAATGAGAAGATGCATGTTGTAGAGCCTTTTAACGTGCCTCGGTCTTGGAGCCGCATGATGGCCATTGACTTCGGGTTTGACCATCCTACCGGCATTGTATGGGCCGCCTACAACTTTGCTACAGACTCGATCTATGTCTACCGCGAGTTTAAGGAGTCTGGCAGAACCATTGATGAGATTGCCGAAGTAATTAAGAGGGTATCACAAAAAGAACTGTATGCCTGTGATGTCATTTGGGCGGATCATGATTTGGCAGACCGCGGCTTTTTACAGAAGCACGGAATCCATACACGGCCTGCAAAAAAGTCGGTGCTGGATGGGATTACGGCCATCAACCAGAGGCTCAAGCCGGATCCAAAGACAGGTCGGCCCAGGTTGTACATCTTCTCAACTTGTCAGGCTATGATTGATGAGTTATATTCTTATGAGTGGCACCAAAGCAATAGTGAAGTAAGCAGCAAAGAGACCCCGATTAAGCTGAATGATGACTTGGTGGACCCCCTCCGCTATATTGTGTATGGTTTGGACAAGTCGGGTTCAGGTGGAGTAATATAGGAGCCGGACATGAAGTATAAACAGCAATTAGGATACAACCCGCAACTCGATTACAAGCATCGTATTTTTGAGCGCAGTGCAGGATTTTACACTGCAAACCTGGCTACATGGCAAAAGGCCGCTGCCGCCCTCAATGGCGGCAGGGCGTATATCCGGGCGACCCTGAAACGGCACCCCTCTGAAACCGCTGAAGAATATGAGGAGCGCGTTGGCAACTCGTACAACATCAACCTGATTAAGTACAGCACAAGGCGATTTGGCGACTACATTTTCTCCAAGCCTCCGAGACGGGAGGGCAGCAATAAGGATGTAGTGTTTGACTTTGACAGGAAGCGCTCTCACGTCAATGCGGTTATGCGTGAAATATTTGATTATCACACCATTTTTTCTCTGGTTTGGGTCTTTGTCGATATGCCGGAATTGCAAGGGGACTTTATTGATCTGAAAACAAAGAAGGATGGGAATATACGGCCTTATGTCAGAGCAGTACCCCCTATGGCTGTGCCGGATTGGAGTTTTGGGGAGACTGGTGAATTGGAATGGGTTGTGCTGGAGGAGTATGTAACCAAAAAATCCAATCCTAAAATAGAGCCGGAGTTATGGCAGAGGCGCACATTATATACGAAGGACTATTGGCAGAAATTTGAACGGAAGCTGTATGATGAGGGATTCAAGGGGGAGGATATGGGGATTGTCGAGTATGACCCCGTACCGAACAAGCTGGGCAAGGTGCCTGTCATTCCTTATACTTCCATGTTGCCGGAAGGTCTTATAACCGTACCCCCCATTGATGACCTGCTGACCATTCACGATGCTGTTCTTGCTGGTGAATCTGAACTGCTGACCAATATCCTGAAGCAGACTTATGGGCAGCTTGTATTGCCGGCGTCTTCTTCTGTCATTGTGAACCGTATCAAGGCAAAGCTGGTGGATGCGGACAGTACGATTGACTTGAGTTCATCGGATGTAGAGGCAATCATATCCCGTGAGGTCAATACGGTGCTCTCTCGAACCAAGGCGATTATGGAGGGAGAGGAGGAGAAGCAGACTGCCCGCTATATCCAGCCAGCCGGTGCCACGATTGACAGCATCATTGCACACGATGACCGCCTGATGGGTGTGATGATGAGGCTCTATGGCTTTCTGATGGGGGTTCATACGACACAGAGGGAATCAGCCGAAAGCAAATCCGTTGACAATATCAGCCTGGCCTCTCAGTTGGCTTCAATCGCTTCCGGGCTTGAGGACTTGGAGACCAGGTTGTGGCAGATGATGAATGAGTATGATGGTTCCATTGGGGAGCCTAAAGTCACCTACAATACAAACTTTGACATCCACGAATTGAATGCGATTGTCGCCAGTATTGCTGAACTGGTGAATCTGGACTGCGGCAAAGAGTACGCCAGACAGCTTAAGCGTACTGCAGTCAATGTCCTCAATAGCATCCATCATATTTCCGATGAGAACTTTGAGAAAATCTATAGTGAGATTGATCGGGATGTGGAAGGGGGCAAGCCGATTAAGTTTGAAGAGCAGGCCGAACATGCTTCAGATGCTTCAGGGTCGAGGCCGGACAGCATCAAGGCTACCACGGACTACCAGAAGGATAATAAGTCCAAGATGAAAAAAAGTGATGCAATTTGATTGACATTGTGATTTTTACTGTTATATTCTCGATTAGCTGACTAAACAGCGATACCAAATGAAACCACGGAGGACACAATGACTTACGCAGAACTGATGAGCAAGATTAAAAAGGGAGAACCCCTGACGCCTGAGGAAGCTTCAGAACTTGACAAACTCTCACGGCCCGCTGAACGGTTCAATGAGGTTTCGGCTAAGGCTCAAAAGCTGGAATCGGAGTTGAAAGCCAAGGAGAAGGAACTGGAGCAACTGAATGCACAAATGCTGGATGAAGCACAGAAACTCCAGGATGAAGTGCAGAAACAGCTCGCTGAACTGAGTGGAAAGGTTGAAACCCTGTCCGCTGAAAAGAACAGCCTGCTCAGTGAAAGGGACGATGCCTTAAAATCGCTCAAGGTAAGAGATTTGGCAGTGAACAACCCCACAGGGGCGCATTTTGCTGATCCTGAATACCTGAAGTACCTGCTCAACAAGGAAAAGGTTGATCTTGACAATGAGGAGCAAGTGAAATCTACCATGTTGTCGTTGAAAGAGAAATACCCCGAACTATTCAGAGTGCCCGCCAAGGGTGGTTCTGGTGCCGGGGCTGGCAATGTCGCCGCACAGCCGAAACCAGCGACCAAACCTGTAAAGGATTGGACGGACGCTGACAAGGCCAAGTTCATAAGAGAGGGAGGGACTGTGGAACAGTTCCAAGCATTGATAAAGACGGAGGCTTAATATGGCACTTACCCTGCTTGCTGACCTGAAGCATTATGAGAATTATTTTCGCCTTGGTTATATTGAGGGGCTTACCTATCGGGTGAACATCCTCAACAGCCGGAGTGCGGGCGTGATTCGTGCTTCTTCGGAATTCACTACCGGAATGGAGAAGCAGATTGCCTTCTTCGAGGATTTCGGTACCATCACCCGGCGTGACATTACGGTTGATACTGCCCAGACCCCTGAGAAGATCACCCGTGAGAAATACTACGCCTTCAAGACCTTCTGGAAGTATATACCCAATAACTTCCAAATCTCTGCCTTCAAGACCGCCGATGGCATGACTCCTGAGGAAGTCTACATCATGATTGGTCGTAAGCTGGCTGAGAAGAAGATCGACTATGTGGTTAAACAGGCATTGATGATTGCTTCGGCAGCTATCGGCTCCGGTGGCACTGCGACCACCAAAGACTACACTACCCCGACCGCAGAAAACTTCACTGTGGACAAAATCCCCGAAGCCCTGGCTCTCTGGGGTGATCGTGCCAGCAGCCTTAAGGCCCTGGTCATGCACAGTGCGGTCTATTTCCCGATGGTCAAGGATCAGATGGTCAATTTCCAGTTTGACAGCGGTTCCGGCCTGATGCTGTATGGTGGCACTCCTGCTACCTTTGGTCTGCCGGTTATCGTCACTGACAACCCGGAACTGGCCTATACCGATGGCGACAACACCTTCTATAAGACTTTGCTCTTGGCTGACGGTGCTGTCACCATCAATGACAACGGGACTACCACTGCGGCCTACCAGACCCAGATCGGCAATGAAAACTTGAAAGAGTTGTTCCAGGCCGAGGGTGACATCTGGAATGAGGTCAAGGGGTACAAGTACATTGGGAGTGATCGTGCAGAGAACCCATCCGATGCCAATCTCATGGATTCGGACAACTGGGTGAAATGGACGAACACCTACAAGGATACGGCTGGTCTGCTCATCAAGAGCAAGGGTTCGGTTGCTGATGCCGCCCAGCGTGTTCTGACTGTGCGCCTCGCCACCTGAGGACATCAGTGCCGGGTGAATCGTTGTATCGCCCAGCACTTTTCCTTGCTCGCTGGGCCGTACAACACAACCGGTTAATGGTTTTACCAAGTGAGCAATGGGGCTTCCTCGCCCTTAGTCCTATTTTTAATCAATAATCTGAAAACCTATCGGTAACAAAGTTGACTTAAGGGCGGGGATTTTTTGCAAGGAGAGCATTTTGGCTGACATTCTCTTTTATGACGAACAGGAATTTGATGCCCGTACTTATGCCCAGGCTTTTGACATGATCTGCACAAAGCTGGGATTGAGTTTAAGCAAGGGTTATATATCTCCAAGCCGTCACGATTATGGAATGGTTTATTTTCTGGTTTCCGAACGAAGGGAGCAACTATTCAAGCCCATCATTGATTCCCATGCCAAGGCCTGCCGTATTTCGATTCAGAGGGAACTGCTTGATTATAAGGGCAGGTCTTTCTCGGAATTGCGAAAAGAATTCAGAATCAGAGGCATCTTTACACCCTTTGCTGACATTGACCATAACAAGACGGTCGAAAGGATGCTGATCGAGGAAGAGGCAAAACAAAGACAGGAATCATTGGATGGATTTGCTATCATAAGTGGCCCCCT